GAGGAAAATCCACTATCACTACTCCCTACACCAGCATCTCCAGCAGTAATATCCTCCATGATAAGCTTTTTAAAATATAAAGCAAACATACCAGTTGATTTTTCCATATTATTATTTATTCTAATAAGTGGATGGAGCTACTAAAAAAATACATCGAAGAGGTAGGTAAGGATCTAGTACTTGATGATTTCAATATTAAAGAGCAGTCGTTAAGATTGCCTGCACGAAAACATTATTGGGTAGCTCAACTTATTAAAACTAAAATAGAACGTAATCATACGTTTGAAAAGAAAAAGCAGTTAAAGAAAAACATTACTAAGGAAGTAATAGCTACTTCACCAGTGAAGTTATCTCAATCAGCAGCAGAGCAAGCGGCTGAAAGGCATGAATCACTATACACGTTAACATCTAAGATTAAGGAGCTGGATATTATTATTGAGTACTTAGAAAAAGTTGAAAAAACTATGTCTCAAATGGGATTTGATATTAAAAATGCTGTTGAAATAATGAAAATGGAACAAATGTAATGATACAGTTTGATTATAAAACACCTACAGCAAGACAACCAGGTAAATTAATTATAAAATGCTCTGATACAGAGTTATTTGATAGTATTCGAGAACATTTTTCTGTAGAAAATACAGGCGCTCACTTCGCTAGAAGATATGCCCGATTTGTTCCTAGGCGTAAATATGTTATAACACCAACGGGTACGTGTGAACTAGGGCTATACTGGGAAGTTCGTCAGTATCTAATTAAAAGACAAATTAACGAACCTATAGAAGTAACAGACAAGTTAGAAAAATCTTTGAAGGTGGGAATTGACGCGGATTTATTTGATGATTTTAAATTTACATTACGGGAATATCAAGAAGAAGTAATACGCAAGGCAATGAGACTTGGTACAGGTACTTGTGTACTTGGTACAGGAGCAGGAAAGACTTTTACCACAGCAGCCTTAATTGAAAACTTCTTTAGAGTATCAAAGGATAAAGATACTTTTAAGTGTTTAATGCTTGTACCTGATTTAGGTCTAGTAACTCAAACATATGAAGAATTTTTAAATTGTGGTACTACATATAAACTTACAAAGTGGACGGGTAAAACTAAACCGGACCTAACAGCTAATGTAATTGTTGCTAATATTGGAATTATTCAAAGTAGATTTGATGAGAGTGATTGGTTAAAATATATTGACTTATTAATTGTTGATGAGTGTCATAAAATAACAGCAGGTAACAAAATATCTAAAATAGTACAACAAATTAAAACTCCAAATAAATTTGGATTTACAGGTACATTGCCAGAAGATAATCTTAACAAATGGTCTATAATTGGAAAACTTGGACCAGTAATATATGAGAAGTCCTCATTTGAATTACGTCTGGAAGATTATCTTGCAAATGTTAATATTAAAATATTAAAAATTAAATATAGTCCAAGACCACACTTTAGTGGACAGACTGGATATAGAGATGAACTCGAATTTATATATAATAATGATAGGCGTAATAATATTCTTAAATCGCTTGTTGCAAAGTTGTTTGATAATACTCTTATAATGGTCAATCATATCGCCCATGGGGAGGTTATTATGGAATATCTTCAGCAAATTGACGGTAAACGGGTATACTTTATTCAAGGATCAGTTGATGTTGAAGAGCGTGAAAAAATTAAAGCTATAATGGAGAAAGAAACTAATGTAGTGGTTGTTGCAATTAGTGCAATTTTTGCGACTGGTGTTAACGTTAAAAATCTTCACAATATTATTTTTGCATCTGGTGGTAAGAGTTTTATACGTACAGTACAATCAATTGGTAGAGGTCTTCGTAAGCATGACTCAAAAGACAAACTTATTATTTTTGATATATGTGATCAGCTCAATTACGGAGTGGCGCATTGTAATAAGCGCAAAACAATATACGATAAAGAGAAGATTCAATATAAGGAAACAGAGATAAACTAAATATAAGGAACATCTTTAGTTGATATTTCTTGAGCATAGGCTATAATAAGGTAGAATGTCTAAAACAGCTAAAGAGGAATATTATATTAAGCCAGCAGAGTTTAGAGAGAGTTTACGTAAGTATTATGCTTCTGATATTTTGACTGATGATCTTGCTGAGAATATTAAAAAGATTGCTTATGGCTTGAGCTATAATGGATCTTTTATTAATTATAGTTATAAAGACGATATGATTGGAGACGCGTTGATTAAAATGTATGCTGCACTTAAGTATAAAAAATATAAGTTTGAAACTAAATCAAACCCCTTTTCTTACTTTACTACTATTGCTTATCATGCATTTATTAATCGTATTAAGAAAGAAAAAAAGCATCATCAGACAATTACTTCATATAAAGAAAAGGTATACGAAGAGTATATGACAGATCCCAGAAATACACATGGGACTGTTTATGTGAAGCCGCTTGATGATGATTCCAACTATTAAAAAGAGTAAGGTTGCTATATTTAGTGATCTACACTTAGGAGTTCATTCTAATAGTTCAGAATGGCATAAGTATGCTATTGAATGGGCTAATTGGTTCCGTGAAGAATGTCGAGATAAAGGAATTAAGGATATTATATTCTGTGGCGATTGGCATCATAACCGATCAGAAATATCAGTTAACACATTACAGGTATCTGCTGATATTCTAGATATGTTTGAAGAGTTTAATCTGATTGCTATAACCGGTAATCATGATATTTACTACAAACATAGAACAGATGTAAATTCGTTATCTATTTTTAAAAATAGAAAAAACGTTACTATTCTGGAGCAGTATCAAACGTTGGAAGCATTTGATAGAAAACTTTCATTTTGCCCATGGAATACTCCTACATCAGTAATTGAAAAAAGTGATGTTATATTCGGTCACTTTGAAATTCAATCATTTAAAATGAATGCATTTAAGGTCTGTGAAGAAGGGGTAAAGGTTAAGGATCTTCTACATAAATCTTCTTTAGTAATATCAGGTCATTTTCATACTAGACATGAAAAGCAGTTTGGTGCTGGCACTATTTTATATGTTGGTAATCCATTTCAGATGGATTTTGGTGATGCGGGTAATCGAAAAGGTTATCATATTTTAGATATAGATACGTTAGAGTATGAGTTTTTTGAAAATAATGTATCACCATGTTATGAGAAAATAACATTAAGTGAATTGGTTGAAGAAGGTGATATTACACCTATAGTTAAAAATAAAATAAATAATAACATAGTTAAATTGAAGGTAGATAAGAACATATCTCAGGAAGATATGGATATACTTACTTCAGTTTTTAATAAATTACAACCAGAGCAATTTCTTGTTGATTATGATATTAACTTTAATCGAATACTTGATAATCGTGAAGATATTGAAGATCTATCTGGAGTAGATGTTGAGCAAGCTATTGAAGAATTTATTGGTACTATGGATTTAAATGATTCAAAGGCTATAATTGAATACACGTTAGGTTTATACGAACGTTGCAAACGATGAAACAGGTTAATTTTAAACGAGTTGCTGTACAGCATTTTTTATCAGTAGGGGAAGAGCCCGTTGTGGTCGACTTTAATAAAGGTCTACACGTAATTACTGGTATAAACAAAGATAAACCAGATAGACGTAATGCTATTGGTAAAAGTACCATTGCGGATTCTATTTACTTTGCTATATTTGGAGATACATTACGTGAGCTTAAAAAGGATCTCATACCTAATAATATCACTGGAGGTAAGACACATGTTGAGTTGGACTTTGAAGTAGTTACTGCAAAAGAAACAAATAAGTATACAGTTATACGTCACCTTAATCCGTCAAAAGTTTTAATTTTTAAAGATGGTGTAGATATTACACGGGATAGTATTGCTAATACCAATAAGTTTATATGTGATGTAACAAGTGCCACTCCGTCTATATTCCAAAATTGTGTTATTATGACAGTTAATAATGCTGTTCCGTTTATGGCAAAGAGTAAAATTGAAAAACGTAAGTTTATCGAGGACATATTTGGTATGGAAGTATTTAGTCAGATGTTAGCTCAACTTCGAGTTGAATATAATGATCTAAAACGTGATCATGATATTGTACAAGCTACATTGATAGAAGTTAAGAATCAAAACAATAATTATGTTAAACAAAAAGAGGCAGCATTGACTAGGAGGGATGAGAAAAAGCTAGTATATGCTGAACGTAAAGATAATAACATTATTGAGAAAGAGAGACTTAATACTAGGCTTAAAGAGTTTGAAGATGAAGATACATCAAAGATAGAAGAACGTATTGAGCACTATACTAATACATTAGTTACTGTTGAAGAAAAAATTAATGAAAAGACTGTTGAGGTAAGTACTAAAAAAGCTGAATTATCACATAGCAAATCTGCATACAGTAAAATTGGTACAGATGAAGCTGAGTGTCCTGTATGTTTACGTCCTATGGCTGACCATGATGTAGAATATATGGAAAATGAAAAGTCTATTCTTAGAAGTAAACTTATTAAATTTGGAGATGATATTAAATTACTTAGTGAAGGTTTAGATAAAGCTAAAGAAGCTAAATCTAAGTGCATGCAAATTATTCAGAATAACAATAATAAACTATCTGAAGCTAAGTTAGCTAATCAGAAACGCGAAAGTATACAGCAGCGTATTAATCAGCTAGATGATTGGTTAGAGGAACTAGAAGTAGATTTGAAATCAGTTGGAAGTACTGAGACGGATTTTGACAATCTTATTATTGAGTCTGAAACCCGGTTAAAAGATACTGAATATAAAGTAGAGAGCTTCCGAAAAGATCTTTCTAAGTTGGATATTGTTAAATATGTAGTTTCTGAAGAAGGTGTTAAATCGTTCATTGTTAATAAACTTCTAGAATTACTTAACAATAAATTGTTAACATATTTACGTAAGCTTGATTCTAACTCTATATGTCTATTTAATGAATACTTTGAAGAAGAAATTACAAATGAAAAAAATAAAATTTGTTCATATTTTAATTTCTCCGGAGCAGAACGCAAGTCTATCGACTTGGCTTGTTTATTTACCTTCTCTGATATGAGGCGTATGCAAGGAGGTGTTAAGTATAATCTAGCTATTTATGACGAATTGTTCGATTCATCATTCGATGAAAAAGGTATTGAATTAGTTACACAGATACTACAAGAACGTACAGAAGAGTTAGATGAATGCTCCATAGTTATATCACATCGTAAAGAGTCTATCAAAGCAGTCACTGGTGAAGTAATTTACATTGAAAAGGAGAATGGCATTTCACGTAGAGTGGCTTATACTGAACTATAGAATAATTAAATATAATGTTAATATCATCACCATTTCCAAAACCTTTTTCTTCACCTTTATCACAACCGTTTGGAACTACTCCAATACAGGCACCTAAGCCACAAAAGCCACGTGAAGAATCAATGCCAAGATTTGTTAATTATTTAGCAGATTATTCAGGTTGTGGTCACTGGCGAGTCTTATGGCCGGAGCAGATTATTAACATGACACAACGTGGGTTAAGTCAATCGATTACTGCTATGGTTGCTGAGCCAAGATGGTATCAAGGTGTAAAGGCTGTAAAATTACAACGTCAAGCTTCTAAAGCTCAATTTGAGTTTGTAAAGCATCTTAAAAAGATACAACAAGATTACGACTTTAAAATTATTTACGAAGTCGATGACGTAGTGTTCAGAGAAGAAATTCCAGATTATAATAAATTTAAATTTGCATTCGATACTAAGGAAGTAAGAGAGAGTGTTGTTAGTATTATGGATTTGTGTGATGAAATTACACTAACATGCGACTTCATGCGTAAGTTGTTTCAATCTAAACTTACAAATCAGAAAGTCACAGTAATACCAAACTTTGTACCATACAGTTGGATGGGGTATTTGTTTAATCGAGGTAGGGTACAAACTGCATTTGAGAAGAATAAAGGTAAACCACGTATTTTGTATACAGGTTCAGGAGCTCATTATGATGTAGACAACAAGACAGGAGGTAAAGATGATATGTCTGCTGTTAATCATATTATTCGTAAGACAGCAGATAAGTATAAGTGGATTTTTGTAGGTGCTTACCCACCACCATTGCAAGATTTAGTTAAGTCAGGTAAGCTAGAGTTCTACCCGTGGAGATCGTTGCTAGAATATCCGCAATTTATTGCTAATTTAGACCCGCAGTTAATGGTAGCACCATTAACACAAAATAACTTTAACAATTCAAAATCTGATATTAAATTTATTGAGGCATGTACATTAGGTATACCATGCTTATGTCAAGATATGCATACATACTCTAATGCACCAGATGATCTTAAGTTTAATACACCGGAAGAGTTTGAAGAAAAGATTGAATGGATTCTAAATTGGAAAAATCGAAAGAGGTACTTCCAAAACATTAGTATGCTTCGTGAAATAGGGGTTAAGAGGTTTTTAGAGAATCCAGAAAATATCGGATCACATATGGAGGCTCTCACCACACCGTATGGTTCACCAGAACGAAAGTACCTTAAACAGTGGAACCCGTAAAGGAACTATGTTATAATTAACTCGATGTATAGAAATGTTGTCTATAATGGTCGAGAAGGTACAGTAACTCTATTTGGTTGGAATGAGCATGGTGACCGTATCCGGCGTGAGTGTTCTTTCGAACCGTATCTATATACAGAGGATCCGAGAGGTGATAAGACGTCTATCTTTGGAACTAAGGTAAAGAAACGTTCATTTAACACAGGGTATAACCGGTATAAGTTTCTTA